GAAGAAGAAGCTCACCAGCAAAAAGCCCGCCAAGGATCCAAACAGCCGGATAAATAAATCGCTTCGGGCATGGAACTGCTGACATGGCAAAGGCAAAAAGCAAAGTCAACGCGGCTGGGAACTACACCAAGCCTGAGATGCGTAAGCGTATCTTCAACAGCGTCAAAGCCGCTGCGGTACAGGGTACTGGCGCAGGACAATGGTCAGCACGAAAAGCGCAACTTGTTGCAAAACGATACAAAGCCGCAGGCGGAGGTTACAAATGAGCAAGAACGCTACCCACTATCTTTCTGACGGTAAGGTCTACAAAGGACCGACCCATAAGGCTGGAAAGGTGTTGATGACCGGTGAAAAGCACACTGAGAAAAGTAAGTTGCTTACGCACACTCCGCCTAAGAAGGCGAAGAAGTAAACCCTAGTTTTTGAATCGTAGGTGGCTGATCAAATGAAAGCGACACAGCGTTCATTAAAGGCTTGGACTGAGCAGGATTGGAGGACGAAAAGTGGTAAACCATCTAGTAAAACTGGTGAAAGATACCTTCCGTCGGCTGCGATCAAGGCTCTCTCGCCTTCGGAATATGCCCGTACCACCGCCGCTAAACGTAAGGGTAAAGCGCAAGGCAAGCAGTTCGTCGCGCAGCCAAAAGCCGTTGCAGAAAAAGTAAGACCGTTTAGACAACGAGGTAAGTGACATGGCTATATCTCGTGCGAACATGAACCAGCAGATCACCAAGCCGGGTGTAAGGAAGGCAATGAATATGAACAAGATGCGCTATCAAGAAGGCGGGGATGTAAAGTCCGAGTCGCCTTTCTCAAAGGGTTCCGAGATATCTGGCATTACCAAAAGCGTTAATGAGGGCGAGAAACTTCCCGGAGAAGGCTTGTTCTTCGCCAGAATGGATGAATCAGATGTCGATGTTCTTCCCGGACTTGTTAGAAGGTCTCGCAAGAAGGTCGTTGATGAAACCGGTGAACCGATGACTGATGAAATTGGTGAACCGATGAAAAGTGGCGGCATGACCAAAAAGGATGGTCGTGACGGTTGTGCTATTCGCGGGAGGACACGAGCATGAAAGGTCGAATTAAGCGTTACGAGGACGGCGGCGAAATTGAAGTTGAACGCTCCAGTGGAATCGAAGAGATTCTTGGAAGCCTTTCGCCAGTTTACGGTATGGCAACGGGCAAGGGTATGTTCGGCAAGGATGTCGGACTTCTTCCTATGGCGGCTCGTAGTATGCGTAAGAAAATGCGCGAGAAAGATGGCGAACCTGTATCGGTTTCCATCGAAATCGAAAAGTCTGGCGAAATGGAAGAGCCTATGGGCATGAATCGCGGTGGTCGAATGGGTTACGCCGAGGGCGGTAGCCTCAAGATGGTCGATAAGAACGGCTCCAAGGTTCCGTTCTTCGCTGCTGATGGCAAGGGCAAGATGATGGGTGGCGGCATGACCTACGGAAAGGGTGGCATGACCCGTGATAGCCGTGATGGCTGCGCGATCAAGGGTAAGACCAAGGGCAGATTCGTATGAAACAGAAAATGCAACGGGTTTCCGATAAGGGTGACACGCGCCGTATGTTTGAAGACTTGTCTAAAAAGCCTGCTAAAAAAGACAAGCCGCCCACTGCTCAGTCGAAGCCGCGTAGTATGTCAAATGAAGAATTTATAAAGAAATACAAGGATTCTCCTACGTCAGATCGCATCAGAGAAGAAGCCATCAAGAGCGTCAATAAAGACAAGGCATCCGATACCGCGCCCATGACTCGCGATACCGCGCCCATGACTCGCGTAGATCTTGGTGGTGTTAGTTTTGGCGACCCCGACATGACTCGCGAAGAACAAGAGAGCATTGCAAAAAACCTTCTTAAAGGTGCCGCAGCGATAGGTGGTGGACCGGCTGTAAGAGGACTCCAGACTGCCAATCGCCAACGTATTATCGGTAGCAAATACGAGGCTATGTCGAAAGGCCAGCAGGACGCGGCTGCTAAGGCCGCAGATTTTGCGGCTCGTCGTGTACGGACTCGTACTGGCATGAAGTTTGGTGGCTCCACCGGGCGCGGCGGCGGCTGTGAGATTCGCGGCAAGACCAAGGGTCGCATGATCTGATGGCGGATATAAGAGACATAGTTGCGGCTATAAAGAACTTGGATATTCAAGGGGATTACAATGTTGGCGGTAGTTCAGACCAACAATATGGGCGTAGTAATTTAAGTAAGAAAATTACTATGGAAAAGTTACGAGATTCGCTGGGTTTAGAGGGCGAGTTATCAGTTACTCCTAGAGTAGGCGCTTCTTTTCGATCAGGTAGAGACGGCAGTCATGCAAATATTGATCGTGAAGCAACCGGGCTAGGCGTTAATTACAAATCTAAATCTGGAATGACTGATATAGGCGCGGATGTTAATCGTAATAAAGAATATAGATTAGGGATCCAACATAGGTTTAATGAAGGTGGCTTTGTGAAATCCTCTGCTTCTAGTCGTGCTGATGGCATTGCTCAACGGGGCAAGACCAAGGGTCGGATAATCTAATGCCTACCAGCGGTACCGCAGTTTTCAACCCTGAGTTTCGGGAACTCGTAGAAGAGGCTTTCGAACGGGCGGGTTTGGAGTTGCGTACCGGCTATGACCTTCAGACTGCCCGTCGCTCCATGAACTTCATGGCGCTTGAATGGGCAAACAGGGGCATCAACCTCTGGACGGTGGAACAAGGTTCGCAGGTACTGACAGCCGGAACCTCCACCTACACCATGCCTGCCGACACCATCGATCTTCTAGAGCATCAATTGCGTACTGATGCAGGCAACACCTCTGGTCAGACGGACTACACCCTGTCCCGTATCTCAGTATCGGACTATGCCCAGTTGAGCAACAAACTCACTCAGGGTATGCCGTTACAGATCTACATAGACCGTCAGAGAGCCGCACCGATAGTGTATCTGTGGCCTGTTCCGGATAACACCCAGACCTACACCCTCGTGTACTGGAAGATGCGCCGGATTCAGGATGTTGGAACTGGTGGTGTCAATACCATCGACATCCCTGCGCGATTCCTTCCCTGTCTTGTGGCTGGACTTGCCTACTACATCGCCATGAAGAAGCCTGAGGCGGGAGACAGACTGTCGTTCCTCAAGCAGGAATATGAGATTCAGTGGGAATTTGCGGCAGGCGAAGACCGTGAAAAGGCTTCTGTGCGGTTTGTCCCAATGAACGGGTACATCGGAAGAAATGTCTGATGGGTACACCGTTTTCATCAGGCAAGAACGCATTCGGGTTCTGTGATCGCTGTGGACAACGATATGACTTGCATGATTTAAACGAGCAATATGAGAACCTGTTGCCTATCGGCATCCGTGTTTGCTTTGAGTGCATGGATGTAGACCATCCTCAGTTGCAGTTGGGACGGGTTCCGATGGATGACCCGCAGGCTTTACGAGATGCTCGTCCTGACAACACCTTCTTTGCGCCGGGTAACCAAGGTGCTGGTGGTAGCCGAATGTTCCAATATGGATGGAATCCGGTAGGCGGGGCGCAGGGTTATGACTCCAGTCTGACTCCTAACTTCCTTTTATCAAATGGTCTGGTTGGAACTGTGACTGTGGTAACGACATGAATTATTCCCAACTGGTAGATCTGATCAAGCAGTACACGCAGAACGAGGAGACCTCGTTTGTTGCGAACATTCCTGTCTTTGTGCAGTTGGCGGAAGAGCGCATCTACAACGCTGTTTTCATTCCCGCCATTCGCAAGAATCAGATCGGTACCCTGACCCCAAGCAACAAGTATCTGACTGTTCCGGCTGATTGGCTGGCTAACTTCTCGTTGTCCGTCATCGAACCAGTGACCAATGCTCAGACCTTCTTGATTGACAAGGATGTGAACTTCATCCGCGAGTGCTACCCGGACCCAGATGACACCGGGGTTCCCAAGTACTACGCCATCTTCGATGACAACACCTTCATCTTGGGTCCGACCCCTGACAGTAACTATCAGGTCGAACTGCATTACTACTACTACCCAGAGTCCATCGTCACCGCTAGTACCTCTTGGCTAGGTACCAACTTTGAGACTGTTCTTCTCTATGGTGCTGTGCGCGAAGCCTACATCTACATGAAGGGCGAACAGGACATGATGGTCTACTACGAGCAGAAGTATCAGGAGTCCTTGGGTCTCTTGAAACTCCTTGGCGAAGGCAAGGATCGTACAGATGCATTCCGTTCTGGTCTTAATCGCATACCGGTGACTTGATGATATTCCAAACACAGACTGTCAGTTTCCGCGAGGAGTTGCTCAAGGCAATCCACAACCTACAGACGGACACCCTTAAACTTGCGCTCTATACAAGCCTTGTCACTCTGAATGAGGACACTACGGCATACAGCGTCACCCATGAGGTGGTCGGATCGGGTTACAGCGCAGGGGGTGTGGTGTTGACGGGAGTCACCATCAACAACTCCAACGGCATCGTGTATGTCAATTTCAACAACGCTGCATGGAACCCGGCGAGTTTCACCTCTGCCGGTGGATTGATCTACAACTTCAGCAAAGCGAACCGTTCCATCGCCGTCGTTAGTTTCGGAAACGACAAGACGGCAACCAATACATTCACTGTGCAGATGCCTACCAACACCTACACTTCGGCATTACTGCGTTTTAATTAGGAGAATCACATGTTCATCAACAAGGCCAAGTCCTTTGACAATGTCGGTGCCAATGTCGCAAAGAGCGGCGGCACGAACTCTCGTCTCAAGGGAGGCGGCATTTTCACGGTCCGTTGCCGTGACAAGGAAGGCAATCTCAAGTGGGAGCAGAAGTCCCACAACCTCGTGGTCAATGTCGGTCTTGCCGACATGAACACCAAGTACTTCAAGGGTTCCGGGTATACCGCTGCGTGGTATCTCGGTATCTACGGACCTGCAGACTCGCTAACCATGGTCTTGAAACTGACCGTGGATAGGGTCAAATCCGCCCCTGTAGTCGTCTCAGAGACGCTGGAGCCTAGACTGTAGACAGACGAGACAGTATCCGAGGCGACAGAGGATTCC